TTCAGCGAAGGGGAGAAGATGAGAATTGACTTGTCTCTCCTCTTTACCTGGCGAGAGATTGCTAAAAGAAAGAACTCTGCTAGCACCAATCTCTTGATCCTAGATGAAATCTTTGATAGTTCACTCGATGGATTTGGAACAGAGTATTTCACAAAGATCATTAAGTATGTGGTGAACGATGCAAACGTCTTCGTCATCTCACACAAGACTGATGAACTGATGGATAAGTTTGACAATATCATAAAATTTGATAAAGTAAAAGGGTTCAGTAAAAAAGTCTCATAGGTATTACCGATGACAACCCCGAACTGGCAGCACCACTCCAAGAAGGATAAGAAACGGACTCTCAAACCACAAGCGATGAGGTCCCGGAAGGAAGCACTCAGACAGTTTAAGAAGAGGCACATGAACCCGCACAAGATGCGGGTTTCGTCGTATTATGAGTCCATACGAACGAACAACAATGACTGTTTCCCACGAGATCAAGTCACAACTTGCTAAACTTCTGGCAACCGAAGACTTGGTTGTGGAGAACAAGAATGTAGAGACTGCATGTTTCAATGTTCATACCCGTGTCCTGACTCTGCCCAATTGGAAGAATGCAACTCCTGTTGTCTATGACCTTCTGGTTGGACATGAGGTCGGACATGCTCTTTATACTCCTGATATCGATTGGATCGCAGATCGTAATATTCCCCCACAGTTCGTGAACGTTGTAGAAGATGTTCGCATTGAGAAACTGATGAAGCGTAGGTATCCCGGTCTATCCAAATCTTTTTTCCGGGGATATGAACAGTTAAGTGGTGAAGACTTCTTCCAGACTAATGATGAAGATATGTCTCTGTTCAACCTGGCAGACAAGATTAATCTGTTTTATAAGATCGGTAACTTTATAGAAGTTCCCTTTGATAATGATGTAGAGAAAGATTTGATGAAGCGGTCTGGCGAGACCGAGACCTTTGAGGAAGTATTGGATATTGCAGAAGAGATTTACAAGTATTGCCTAGACCAGAAAGAACAAGAGAGTAAGATCAACTTCGATAATCACGAGATGCCTCAGGGTTCATCTGGTGATAATGATGGGGAAGATGGAGAGCAGGAGCAAGAATATACTTCAGGTGGGGGTGATACTGAATCTTCTGAATCCGAAGAGACCAGTGATGATATGTCTGATATTAATGATCAGCAGCAGGGTATGTCTGGGGGTGTAACTTCTAGTCCTGATGTTAAGACTATGAGCGCATTTGATGATGCTGTTCGTGAGAATCTACTGGATCAGGATTGTCGTGATAATGTATATGCAGAACTTCCAGAGTTGGATCTTAATAAGATTATTATCCCAAACTCTAAAATTCATCAGTTGTGTGTAGAGCAATGGTCAGAAGAATCTACGGCACCAATGTTCCTAGAATATGTTGATGAGGCATTTAACAAGTTCAAGCGTAGTGCTCAGAAAGAAGTCAACTATCTGGTGAAAGAGTTTGAATGCCGTAAGTCTGCTGCTGCATATGCTCGTGCATCAACTTCTAAGACTGGAGTTCTCGATTGCACCAAACTTCATACATACAAATACAATGAAGACCTATTCAAGAAGGTCACAACATTTGCTGATGGTAAGAATCACGGTCTAGTATTCGTACTTGACTGGTCCGGTTCTATGGGCAACGTGATGCTTGATACCATGAAGCAACTCTTTAACCTCGTCTGGTTCTGTAAAAAGGTTGGTATTCCTTTCGATGTCTATGCATTCACTAACGACTATCCTCGTGACGACGGGATGGGTATTGCTGAATTATCCTACAAAAAGAAAAACGGACTAGTTCGTATTGGTGAGACATTCTCAATGTTGAACGTTCTCACTAGTAAAGTAAAGTCTAAAGAACTAGAACAGCAGATGCTACACCTGTTCCGTATGGGATATCACTTCAGTGCTAATTGGGGAGTACCATATGGTATTCCTGTGGGGTTGTATCTTTCTGGAACTCCTCTCAATGAGGCATTGATTACTCTAAAGCAGATCATTCCTGAATTTAAGTCTAATAACAATGTAGAGAAAGTTCAGTGTGTAATCCTGACTGATGGTGAGGCACCTCCTCTCAAGTATCATAAAGAGTTTATGGGTCGATTCCAACATAGTGTTGAACCATATCTTGGAGTCAATAGTCTTAATGGAGATTCATTTATCCGTGATCGTAAAACAGGACACACCTATTCTATGATGCAAGACTGGAATGATCAGTCAAGATTCAGTCATACTAGTTCGATGCTCAAACTTCTTCGTAATCGTATGCCTTCAGTCAACTTTATTGGTATTCGTGTTCTTGCTTCTCGTGATGCAAACTGCTTCATCCGTCAACATTCACCAGACTTTAAAGAATACGATAGAATTTCACGTCAATGGAAAAGGGAGAAGTCATTCACTCTTACTGAATCTGGATACCATAAGTACTTCGGGTTGTCTTCAACTGCAATGAATCAGGATACAGAGTTTGAAGTCAAAGAGGACGCTACAAAATCACAGATCAAGACTGCTTTCGTCAAGAGTCTGAGAACTAAGAAGATGAATAAAAGAATCTTAGGTGAGTTTATTGAACTCATTGCATAAATATCTAAAACTTCAGTATTTAAAGTTATGTCTAAATTCGGAGACTTACTCAAGGGAAAGAAAGAAGCACCAGCACCTGCTGCTCCTACCCCTCCTGCACCCGTAGCAGTGCCTACACCTGCTGCTAAGACAATGGGTGATATGTCCAAAATTGAACTTGAAGAACTTGGACGCACTAAGGGTATCGAACTTGACCGCCGCAAGAGCAAGTCGAAACTCATCAAGGAACTCAAAAACATTGATTGAACCAGTCTCACAACTGTCTACAGGGGGTCCACAAGACCTCCTTTTTATTGTATAATAACTTCAGTTGAAACAAAACACACAACATCATGTCTCTTTCTTCTGAGTACATTCGCACTTCACTTCAATCCATGTATGGCGATTCCGTCACTAGTGGCGATATCCGAGCATGGTGTGCAATGAATGGTGCTAACTATCAAACTGTTTCTAAGAAAATTGATGAATATAAGACTAGTCGTGGTAAGTGGAATCTGAGTGTGCCTGAACAACTTGAGCAAACTTATCAGGCACCCCCTGCTATGCCTGCAATTGAACAGAATCTAATTCCTGATAAAGATGATACCTTCGTCAAGTTTGGTAACTTTGGTGATCTTAAAAAAATTATTCAATCCCGTCTATTCTATCCAGCATTCATTACTGGTCTTTCTGGAAATGGTAAAACGTTCTCGGTTGAGCAAGCATGTGCTCAATTGGGTAGAGAACTTATCCGTGTAAACATCACTATCGAAACAGATGAAGATGATCTTATTGGCGGTTTCCGTCTTGTTAATGGCGAAACCGTCTGGCACAATGGCCCAGTCGTTGAAGCACTCCAGCGAGGAGCTGTCCTGCTCCTTGACGAGATCGACCTTGCCTCTAATAAAATTCTCTGTCTCCAAAGTATCCTTGAAGGAAATGGAGTCTTTCTCAAGAAAATTGGGCAGTTTGTCCGCCCCAGTGCAGGTTTCAACGTCATCGCAACCGCAAACACTAAAGGTAAGGGTTCAGATGATGGACGATTCATTGGAACTAACGTGCTCAACGAAGCATTCCTTGAGCGATTCCCAGTAACACTTGAGCAACAATATCCCAGCGTCAAGACCGAACAGAAGATTCTTGAGAACGTTGCTCAGACTCTGAGTGTCGATGATGTAGACTTCTGTAAGCATCTGGTCGATTGGGGTGACATCATCCGTAAAACCTTCTATGATGGTGGTATTGAAGAAATCATCAGCACCCGTCGTCTGGTCCACATTGTCCGTGCTTACAGCATCTTCAACGATAAGGCAAAGGCAATCCAAGTTTGCGTCAATCGCTTTGATGATGAAACTAAGCAAGCATTTCTAGAATTGTACGACAAGGTTGATGGTGACTTTATGGTTCCCAATCCTAATGTGCCTGAAGAGACTATAGTTTCTATTCACAATAACGTCATTGACAATTCTATGGAATTTTGATATAATGACGAATGCTTGGTCCCTACTTTATGATGAAATGATAGAACATTCAAAGTATTATTACGATTACGATCGTAATAGAGATGCATCAGATCCATCCATGCCGCCATGGGGTCATAGTGATCTAGAATACCAAATCAACCTTGATATGAATAACGAATCCAACCGATACAAATATAATGAAGAAGAGATCGTAAAAGAACTTCTTGACTATATTAGAGGAACTTATAAGCAACACTATGCTGCTAACGATCAAAATCTCCAAACTTTAGA